AGGTCTTTGACATCTTGCAGCTTGTTTTCGCCCTTGAGAAGTGGACTGTGAAGCCGTGGCTTGGTTGCCCCTCGTAGGGCTTTGGACTTTCTGGGCTTAGTTGTCATTGGTCTGGACTGGGTCGGGTCTTAAAAGGACTGTCTAGCATTGGTTCGGACTGCATCGGGGAGATATTGCCAAGAAAGACAGGGGGGGTAGCCTGTCGTGCTAAAAAAACCCCCTCATTGAGCGCACCCTTGCGCAGGTTGCATGACTTACATAACACCCTTAGATTCTCAAGGCTATGGTCTCCACCATTCTTGCGAGGAATGATGTGGTCGATATGCATCTCGCCTTCATCTGTGCCACATAACTGACAGAATCTACCATCACGCATGAACACGCGTTCGCGCTGTTCGCGGTATCGCCTGCTGTTCAGCTTATCTAATGCCATCCCTTAGCCTTCCAATGATCCAGTGCTTTACATGGCTCACCATATCGGTTGCCTATGTAATCAAGACCCCACTGTACCTGAGTATAACCATCTTGGTCTTTAAGCCACTGGCTTCTACCTTGAGGAATACCATAATGAGATCCATTAGCTGCTTTAGGATTCCATGCTGATTCTTTACCATAGAGTATTGCTAAGCATTTATATTGCTTTAAGTTATAACCTAATTGATGATAAGCAAATTCTTTGTATGTTACATATTGCATTGGTTTAGATCCACCTGCATCAGGCATGATGCATAGAGCTATCCCAATAGCTACTAGCACCCCGCGAGCAACGCCCCTAAGGGGCTCGCGGTGAGCCTTTGAGAGGCTCTGCGCCGTTAGCGTACCATCGATGTCAAATCTATTTGTAAAAGTCCTGTTCAAAGCGGCGTGTCGCATTTGACTTACCTCATTTCCTTGCCCTGTGGATAACTTCTGTGGATAACTATTTATCCGTACTGTAGAAGCCCTTACCCTTAAATACTGCTGGAGTAGCTGCAATTACTTTACTCATTGGCTCATTGCAGTATGTACATGGGATTATTGGTCTATCGTGCCATCCGTGATAGATCTCTTGACTAAGATTGCATCGTGTGCATTTGTAGTCATAGGCTGGCATGTTAAACACTTCCTTATCATGTATGACCCACATCCAGAGCATCGGTCTATGTCTGCCTCTGTGGGTTCTTTGTCTAGGTGACCGTACTTTAGTATGAGTAGTGGCAAGAGATCCTCTAAACGAATGATGGCGGCATACTCACGCGCATCTTCACCCTGTCCGTTGAGTCTAATAACTCCGAAGCCTAATTCCCCCGAAATGGCTGTCCGAGCTTTTAATTGTTTAATGTAGGCAAGAGGTTGAAATCCAGCGCGGGCTTTGACTTCAACATCGAACGGTACATTGACAATATCCTTGCCACTACCCCTTCCCACACATGCGCCTTGCCAGACAGTCGATAGGTACTGTGCGACAACACGCTCTGTGCGGAAACCTCTGTGTTTCCTATGCTGGGTCATAGGTGATGCTTATTCTCACAATTCTTGCAGAAGAATAAGACTGCACCATCATGGATGCGATCATATTCATTGACTTGAGCAAACGAATCACAGTCGGAGCAGTTGTCCATTCCTGCATATCCGCTAAAGCTGTACACATGGCGATCTACTGGAGATCGATAAATCTCTGGAAACTCAGCCATTGACTGTACTGCATTTCAAGCATTGCCATGAGACTGTACCATTGACAGCATCCTGAGACAGATCCACCAGATTCTTAATCTGAACTGGCTCATTACATAACTGACATGGCACAAAGGCTGACATTAAATCAACCCATTCACCATTAATCTTAATTCCGATATTTCCCATTAAACTCTCGCCTTCTGTGGTTGCCATTTACCATCTGATCCCAAGTTGTACCAATTCGTAGGACACTTAGCTTCGCCTGTGCGTGGTGCATGAACGCAGAAATATCCGCCCCATCCTCTCCCATTCTTCTCGCCCTCTTTCCAAATTTGGCTACCATGTTCACATGATGGCACTTGCGCTGCCTCTGGAGTGCCGAGGATATCCTGCACTAGATCAAGTGCTTTATCTAATGTGATAGGTGCATCCACGACTTTGTTATATTCATTGACTGGAGTAGTCCAGTAATCCTGGTCATCTGCCTTGACTTCTTGAACAGGTGGTTTGACTGGCTTAGCAGCTACTACTTTGCTCATTTCCTCTCGGCTTGGTCTCTTTCCTTTAGGCGCATAACCTGCATTTGCAAGTGCTCTGCCGATTGCCGAAGTCTCGCAATTCTCAAGTGCTGAAGTCTGATTAACGCCTCGGCTAGTAACCGTTTCCTCAGCGTACCCTGTTGCCCATGCAACGCTATCTTCAGCATTTTTAAATAAATACGCCTTAACAATATATCGAGTAGCCTCGACAACTTCCAACTCAGTTGATATGCGGAACGCTGGATAGTCCTTAATAAACTTTTCAAGTCTCACCTCGACTGGTTCGTAATCGGCTAAATTAAACATAGAGATCGTTTTCCTCTGTAGCTAGTTGCCCTGCAAGTGCGCCATACGAGCAGAGATCGACCCAGTTATCGATGTGTTGGGCTGATTGATTAGTCCTTGCAAGTTTAACAAGCACCATGATCCCTGCCACTTGATAGTCGTGAATCGGTGTTTGTAGGTATGCTGAGAGCAGCATTGCGGTATGTTGCAGGTTATCCGCAGGGTGACCATATGAAAGCCCACGGTCACGGATCGTGTCGGTTGCCGATGATAGGATTTCATTAGCGCGCATCTGTTGTCACTCGCTGAAATGACTTGGCCACAATTAAACCCTCGCGCTTGCCTTCGTTAAAGCCTTTTGCCCAGCCTACTAAGTACCATAAAGCATTAGCTAGTAAAAGCAAAATGATGGTTGGCATTTCTAAACTCATTGTTTTACCTATCTGCCCCAATGCCCTTGACTGGGTACAGGATTAGTGTTGCATAGATGTCAGACGAATCAAGCACATTTTGGTAACGAAATGATAACGATTTAACGCGCTCTGCCGTAGGACTTTCCAGCCACGATAAACGTGCCATCCTTCTCAATGTGGATAATGTCCACCTGAACCTTAGCCTTGTTCACATAGATAATCGCGAATGCCTGTTGCCAGTTAGCCACGCCCTTGGTGTATGCAGCTTGCTTAAAGTCCATTAGATTGCCTACCTCGACACCGTGCAGGACACGCCCTATACGACCGCCAGAAGCCTCTGAGAAGGCACTACGCCCTGCTCTGTGGGTATGACCTGAGATGACATTCTTTCCATGCCTACGAGCCGCTTCTAGGGCTGATAAGCCCCCTTGTGGCTTGATGGGTGTGTGGTCTCCATGTACTGCAATCCAGTTAGGTGCGATAGGCATTGGGTTTTTATGGAAGGTGATGCCAAGCTCATCGAACTTCATGAACTTCTCGAACCGCAGCTCTGGCAATGCCCCGAACGCTGGCACTTTAGCCATAATGATGTTATACAGGCGATCTGTGTGATTGCTACGGATGCAATCGGTTACGCCTAACTCCCAGAGCAAGTCCACAGCTTGATTACGGTCATCATCTAGGGTCTGGGCATAAGAGCCCATACGACCTTCTTCCCACTTCGATATCTGTGGTAGGTCGATCTCATCGCCAATAGTGACAACTTGATCAGGCTTGAATTTCTTGATAAAGCTTGCAAGGTTACGGGTTGCAACCCTGTCATGGTAAGGGACTTGTAAATCCGAGACTACGACAATTCGCTTAATCGTCATCCTCATCATCCTCGTAATCACCGAACCGCTCTGGCTCGATAGGATCTGGCAAGATCCACCCAGGATAAGAATCTACGACAGATAACATGTAAAGAGCGCGATCCTCGTTAAAGCCAGCCTTACGCAATGATTGGTAGTACTCATGTAAACCAATGCAATAAGCATCGAGCTTTGAGTAGCCTTGTTCCTCTAGAGCCTTAGTTGCTTTTCTTGCCATGATTGAATTATCGCTCTAAGAGGATGTTATAGATCTCATCGACACGCGAATG